AACTATCTCCAGAGGTAAACAAAAGAGATGGTAAGTATGTCGAGGGCGCAGAACCCGGCAAAATAATAAATACCGTTACAAATGAATTGTATGATTCGATCAATGTCATACCATGTCATTACAAAAGACAGTATATTGAATGGCAAGACAGAGGTACATCAACAGGTGCTCCTGTTGCGATACACGATGCAGATAGTGATATCGTTAGCCAAACAACTAGAGGCAAAGATTATAAGGATAGATTACCAAATGGTAATTACCTTGATAACACCGCTAGTCATTTTGTACTTGTAACTGGTAATAGCCCAGAGACAGCGTTGATATCTATGAAATCTACTCAATTAAAAGTTAGTAGAAAATGGAACTCAATGATGATGGGTCTTAAAATGCAGGGTAAAAATGGTTTATTTACTCCGCCAACTTATAGCCACATTTATAAACTATCAACCGTTCAGATGTCTAATGACAAAGGAACATGGTTTGGTTGGGACGTATCAAAGGTTGGACCAGTCACAGATAAAAGTATCTATGATATGGCTAAATCTTTTGCAGATTCAGTGGGTAAAGGTGAGATAGAAGCAAAACCTGAAACACAAGAACAAGCTAAAAAATCTTTAAATTTATAAGATCCTAGGTAGTGGGCGTCTAAGCGAGAGTGGATACGCCCACTTTTTAATTTATGAATGATAAGATTATTAAAGCACCGGTTACATATGAAGATTGGATAGATCTGGGACGGGTGATCATACCCTGTGATACAAAGCAGGCTGTGGTCGAGAAATGGTCTGACCCTGATTTTAAAATTACGAAAGAAGAATGGAGAATAGAACACGCAACAAAACAGATAGGACTCAGATTAGATCAATACATAGATTTTGATATTGATAACCCTGTCGTAAAAAGATTTACAAGTGACCACATAAAATCATGTGGTGCGATATTTGGTAGAAGAAACAATCCATCAAGTCATTATCTTTGGTCTGGCACATCAGACTACAAGAAGTTTGCATTACCAAAAGAATTAGAAAATTATTACAAAGATTATGGACACGGTGCAACTCTTTGCGAGATAAGACATGGTGCAAACAAATATACGTTAGTCCCAGAAACAAAGTATCACACAACAAACGAGGTAGTTAAGTGGGTAAAATATGATGGCATAGACGAGTACCCAGGTAATCTAAAAGTTGATCTTGGCAAGATTGCTTTGGCTGCAGCACTCTGCATCACGTACGCAGGGTCAGGACAGAGGGATGATTACTGCACTGCCATGGCAGGTGTATTATTAAAACACACAGAGTGGAGTGTGGATGACATAGATGATTTTGTTTACAAGATCGCAGTGGCAGCAAAAGATGAAGAGGCGGAGAAGAGAAAAAGAAAAGGCACAACACATAAAAAAGCAAACAGAAAATTTGGTATGCCAAAACTTGCAGAGATTATTGGGTGCTCTACAAAAACAATAGCAACTATGTTTAGTTGGATTGGTGTACAAGAAGCCACAAGTGAAGAGGCAAAACAATCTATCGGTCAGATAATAGAGTATGGTAGCAACAGATATTATGTCAAAATAAATGCTGTCGTGCAGGGGGAGGCTCTTGAAAAAACAATTGTAGTAGATGGTCCTACGTTAAGAAATAAAAAATTATTTTATGATGCAGTAATTAGTAAAGCATCAGTATGGATACCAGAGATGAAAGCTGCAGACTTTGAGGAGATTATGCGTAGAAAGTATGAGGCAAGAGAGAAATCAGATAAATATGTAGAAGAGGCAGAAGAAAATTTAAAATTTGTAAAACATTTTAAAAATTATATTTCAGAAGAAAAAGCATACACAAGTAAAAAAGAATTAGCATATTTTGGTCTACCTCATTACAATGTAAAAAGAAAATACTTAGAGTTTAATCTTGATAAGTTTGAAGACTATCTATCAAAACAGAAAATAAATTTAGACAGGGTGGATTTAACAATGAAATGTCAAGATATATTAAAGGCAGAAAAGAAACATGGAAAATATGGAACAAAATCTTGTGTCTTTTGGCGTTTAACTAATCAAAATATAGATACGGAAGATCTTATAGTAGAGGGTGAATACCAGGAGGTTACGGATGAGACAGCCTAAATTTATATCTGGACCACCAGGAACAGGTAAAACTTCTATGTTTATTACACAGAAGTATACGGAGTTATTGAAAAAATATTCTTACAACAGAATAATAATACTATCACATACAAACGTTGCAGCTGATGAGATAAGAGATGAGATATTAAAACTACCAGAAATGCAGGGTGTTACAAAAAAATCCATGAAGTATAATATCTGCACGATACATTCTTACTGCAAGAGCAGATTAGTAGGACGTAAAGAAGTATTTGATTACGAAGATCATAAAAATCTATCAATGATAGATTCTCTTTTTAAATTACAAAGGGTAACAGAATCTGAATTTAATGATGATAAACATAAATTCTATAGATATCTTTCTGATGCTTATGGCAAAGGTAAAACATTAAAAGAACATTGGAAGACATGCGATAAAAAAATATATAAACCATACAGTTTAAACTCTATCGAACAGATGCAGTTTCCATACACACAATACAAACATGACAATCACGTCTGTGACTATGCAGATATGATACAGGATTTTATAGACAAAGCTGTAGAGCCAGACATAGACGCACTCATAGTTGACGAGGCACAGGATAGTAATGTGCCACAGAGAGAGGCACTTGATAAGATGGCGACAAAAGCAAAAGAATATTATTTTGTTGGTGATGCAGACCAGACTATATTTGAGTTTGCAGGATCAGATGCAGATTACTATCACAGATTATCGAGAGATGCAGAACAATTAGATCAGGGACATAGATGTGGTAAAACGATAAACAATCTTTGTAAGAGAATAATAAGACCAGTGTGGGATTATTATGGGTACGAGAGAACATGGAAACCGACGGATGTAATGGGCAATCACTATCATCTACCTAGTCTAAATAAACGATGTAGTGCTATGGAAACCTTGTTAGATAAAATAAATAATACGAATGAGACTTTTTTATTTACTTATCGAGGCACGCCGTCAGATTCATGGGTCAAAAAATTTTTCAAGCAACAGGGTATAGAGTTTGCACATGTAGGGAACACGGCCCACGTACCAAAGAAAGAATTACGATGTCACAAATTATGGCCGGACTTTTGTAAAGGCATACCGATGTCACTAAAACAGATAAAAGATTTTTGGGAGTATGCAGGTAGCAAAGTTATAGTAAGAGGCAAAGGAGAGGAGAAGTTTGAAGATTGGATAGACCGTGACTATACCATAAATTATTTAATAGGTAAAAAATATTTAAGAGATACAGCAGCACAAGAAACAGATTTTTCTTTAATCAGAAAACAAAGGGGTAAGAGAGAAGATTACGAAAATAGACTTGTCTACATTAGAAAGATTTTAAATAAAGGTTTTAACGAAGATAATGTTAGAGTTAGGTATGCAAATATACATACCGTAAAAGGTCTGACGTTTGACAATGTTGTTGTTGATCTGACATCAACAAGACAGGAAGATTATTTCACACAATTAAGATTAAAATATGTTGCATATAGCAGAGGTAGATTTGACTGTTGGACTGTGGCATCACAAGGTAAATATACGTTAGGAGTAAGATGAAAAAGAAAAATGTTTGGGACAAGCAACACGGCGGGAGCCACTATCAAAAGTATAAAATTCAGCCGAGCAAGTTTGTAGTTGAGAATGAGTTGTTATATCCTGAGGGTTGTGCTATAAAATATATTATTAGACATCGTGACAAGGGAAAGAAACAAGACTTATTGAAAGCGATACATTTTATAGAAATGATTATGGAGAGGGATTATAATGTGTAATACACCAGAGGATCTAGATCTAAATGGTATTGATACGGTCGCGATAGATATAGAGACATACGATCCTAATCTTAAAACAAAAGGTTCCGGTGCGATACGTAAAGACGGTTTTATCTGTGGTATCGCAGTATCAACTGGCAATGACCTTGCATATTTTCCTCTACGCCACTCTGATACCGACATAGACTATCAAAGAATAGATAAGATATGGCAGGTGTTAAACGATAAGATATTTCAAAACGAAAACATTACAAAAGTATTTCA